TCAATTGTTAGCATTTAGGCTATCCCTCACTTCTTGAACATATGTACTATCATGATCGCCAGTTTCTTTCTCAGTGATCGATGGATCTAGTTCCTCATCATATCGCTTTCTGGCTTCCAGAGTAGTAGGCATGATAGGTTCGGGATCTAACATATGCGCCGTTTCTATTCTAGTATCGACGAATATAGAAACCTCGGGAACATATATCTTAGCTCGCTGACAAAAGTACACATCCTCAGTATGATTGACGCCGGTTACAAAGAACGGCGGCTCCATTTTCCTGAGAAGATCTACTTTAATTAGACACAACGAAAATCCTACGGCGTCGCACTGTAGTAGACCATCATCGCCGGCGCGGTCCTTATAGTCTATAATGTGAAACGCCGTGTCTTTATTATTCCAGTCAAATATCATCGGATGGTACGGATAGCTACGAATTAAAGTAACTCCCGCAACTACATCCTTATCCGCCGCTTTAAGTGTGTCGTACCAATCGGGATGATCCATTACAGGAAGAAGTACATCATCATCTATAAATAGAAGATAATCACATTCTTGCTGCATCGCGTATTTAGCCGCGCTGTTTCTCATTCCGTCGATAGACATTCGATGAGGATGAAACATCATAAACTCATCTTTTGTATTTCTACCTAAGCGGTACCAAACCTGACAGTGATTACTGTAAGCAGGTCGGCTTACATCTGTTAATGTGTTAATGCCAATTAGTGTTTTCATAGTAGTATAAAAATGGGGGACTCCCGAAAGAATCCCCCAAACATGGAGGAATTACATCATCCGCAGGAAGGCTTTTACTGAACTGGTAACGACGGTAGAAGCATTCGCTGTAGTTGAAGCACTAGCAGCCTGAGAAGCAATAGTTCCCGCAACAACAGCAGTAGGATAGTAAGCTGTAGCTGCAACAGAAGCCGCAGTGTAGAAAGAATTATTAATGGTATCAACAATCAAAAGTTGACCCACAGAAATAGCGGCGCGGGACGTCCAGGAATCGGTAGTAGCAGCTCTGGTATTAATGGTAACTTTTACGTAATCACAAACACCAAAAAGCTGCGCCTCTCCAAAACGGCCCGCCGCGATAGTATCCAACGCTACGCCAAAAGCGAGAGCATGAGCTTTTATTGCGGCGCCGGAAGCTGGCAAAACAACTGCCAAGCCATCATCGGTAGCATCAATTGTAAGACAAACTGGTGTACCGCGGGGAATACTCGAAGAAGACTCGTCGCTGCGAACTACAACAGCAACGGTATCTCTTTTATTTCCAACTTCTTTAAATCGCATATGGTTTATCTCCCATTTACTCCTGGTTTATCTCCCTAGGAGGCAGTCAGCGTTCTTGCAATTTTGCCAAAAACGCCATGCTTACGCCGATTATCAACGCAGCAATTACCCATCCACGCAATATGACCGAGACGAGAATCGCCTTTAATCGGCTTTGCGAAAGTCTTTCCATTTTCATCCTTGAGCATATCAAAATCGCGACCGTTAATATGCTTCATTTGGAAGAATTTGGAATTGGTCAGATAAGCAGTTCCGTAGGTAGCAACAGAAGTAACTCCGGTGTAAACATCGGGGACCTTCTCATCCATAACTACGGTAGCCCGCTTAAATCGAGTATTCTCAAACGGGAAGTTGTTATCCGAACCAGTTTGACGATACTTCAGATAGATTGCATGAACCAAAAGCTCATAAGAAGTTTGGTCCATCGTAATCAAATCGGGAGGGCCGCCAGTACCAAGAGCGCAGGAGTTATAAATATTATCGAGTTCAAGTAGGAATGCAGAATAAGTAGTAGCCGCGGACGCCTTGGTTTTATTCTGCCACCAAGTAGAAGTACTCTGATTGATATTTCCAATCGTGGCAGACGCAGTAGGATCATACGCAATCAGTTTCGCCAGCGGTTCAATAGAACTAGAACCATTTACGGACGAAACCTTCGGCGTGGCAAGAGCAGCATCGCCAGATCCTTGAAGAAGGTGAGTAGCAAAACTTTCCTGAATACCCATTTCAGCTTGCCGAATCTTAGCGTTAACTAGATCGACAATCTTATTAGCGTTCTGGATCACCTCCTTATTACTATAAGCGATTGGAGTAGCAAGTTGACGCCACTCGAAAATCGCCGCCGTAATTCCATCAGTTGGCAACGAAGAAAGTTCGTCGTAGCCATCATAAGAATCCATCGGCGCAAGTTCATACATCAACGGCATATGAATATACTCACCGCCGTTTACACCGCGATACATTCCTGATTGAATGATCTTAAACAGAAATGCGTTCGCCGCGCCGATATTATCTACCAGCGTCTTTTGATAGTTTGCCAGGGAGGTAGCGAATAGCGCATCTAGATTTGAAGTAATCTGAGAAGGAGCACCCGCATCCCCAAATGTGATTGCCATAATTTACTCCAGTTTCAATTTTTTCACAGCCATACTAATGGCATCATCCAGGGTCGGCTTAGACGGACCATCGTTTACACGACTTTCATCTACGCCTGAGGATGCGGTTCTTGAACCTGCATCTGCGGCATTTTTACGAATCTTATCTGCGACTTTTTTAGTCACTGTACTTTTCTTTGCTTTGGAAGATGCTACATCATATAGCATCTGAATATACTCTTGGATGTCTGTTCCTGGCGCGGGGAGCATTTTATCACTCAGCGCACCAATTTCAGCTTCATAATTCTGGAGATCGCCGTCTGTAAGTGAGTTAACTTTATCCCACGCCATGCGAGTATCGCGCTCAACATTACTAGATTCGATCTTTCCCAGCTTTACGTCAAAAACCTTTTCAATGGCCTTACCAAGTTTCGGCGCAAGAAATTCATAATCCTCGCCCAATTCTTTAGCAAGAATAGCAGAAACATCATCAGCTACCTCCTGCTTCTCGGACTTAGTAGTAGGAATTTCCATCCCGTATTGCTGCATCAACGCCTTTACAATGGGCGCGCCGGTCTTAGGATTAGAAAGTGCCTTATAAAGATTGTACGCTTCCTCGCGCTGCTTTTCTTCTATGGAAGGTTCTTCCTCTGTTTTCTCCTCTTTTTCAGAAGTAGCAGTAGTAGTTTCTTCCTTAACTTCTGGGGTTTCTTCAACCGCAGTTTCTGTAGTCTCTGTAGTTTCCGTAGCCATAGTATCTCCTATTGTAGTAATTGACCTTCCATTTGCTGCCTAATTTGCTCTTGATCGTTAGGCGTCATTTGCGCCGCCGCTTGTTGAGCAAATTGATTTCCCGGATCGCCACCAGCCTGTTGGTTCGCGCCGAGCATAGTTAGCAGCGCCATTTGCTGCATTTCTTTAATTACTGCTTCGTCTCGAACTCCCGTAACCAGCGCCGCTTTTCTAACCAATTTCGGCGAGAGTGCAATCTGGGGGAAGTTCTGAACTCTATCGTTAGAAATTCTAAAAAGCGCCGTTTCTCTTCCTCCGCTTTAATTGGTGACATAGAAGTAATATCTACGTCAACTTTAAAGTCGTAACCATCTGATAAATCCTCGCCGGTTACATATTGGTAAGAAGGCTGTTTATCCTGAATCTCGCCGAGGAAATTCTCAGTAGCATCGGCGGTAAGTTCTACCCAGGTGCCGAATACAAATTTGTCCCGCGCCTGAAGAAGTGCCTCGCGACCCATTTGCCGCATCCAATCATAAACTTCTTCCGCTTCAGAATCTTCACGTACTTGAGATTTTTGTTCAACAATTGTAGCCTGCGTCGCGGTAACTCTATCTGCAACGCCGCGGGCTTCTGCACTAGTTCCAGAAACAATGTTCAAATCATCCTTCGCAGTTACCATCATTTGCGGATTGGCATTTCCAACCGAGGGCATTTCAATCGGTTTGATGGCGCCGTCCCGCTTAACTATAACAGATGTACCGGAAGGTCCTGTGTCAAATTTATCTCTTTCTTCGTCGTCGATAGATCCTTCAAGAATTTGGAATTTCTGTGTGAATCGTTGACGATATGACCGCAACTGCTCGCGAGATTCATTGATTTCATCTTGTGGAGAGATCCACTGGAAACTAGGGGGCATCGGGTACCAACCATGCGTTCTAGTGTCCCAGCGTAAATCAAAGAGTGGTAATCGTAAGAAGTCATCTTCCCATAACTCCATCATCGGATTGTCTAGTAGCATCGTTCTTTTCTTAGAACGTAAATCCCAAATATGCCAGATCTTAACTATATCGCCGCCTTTAAGAAGTTCCTCATCTTTATCTTTGTACTCGATATAGTCCGCGGTCCGCGAGGTAACGCCGTTCTTAAAGCGATTCTTATTCTTAATACTGGGATTCTTTAAAAGATGCCGCTTCTCAACAAAATCATAGTAACCAACCCAACTACACCGAGATAGATATTCGCTATCAACGCCACCAACGCGAAAACGCTTAGCATGAATTCTACGAAAATAAATCCTTTCGTTATCAGGGATTTCATCAGGTTCCCTCACAATGCTGTCATTAGATTCGTCAACATCTACTTTACGATCAGATTTAAGTAGCGGCTTATCCGCGTTAGGATTGGTAATCCAGTCGGCGCCGTAACCTACTTCGATAATTCCATAACGAAACATGGAATCTAGAAAAGCACTCTTAACTTCTTCCTTGAAGTTAGAATTAGGATTACGAATGATATTGTTTAGAACATCCTCTTTCAGTTTGGCAGAAATAACTGCAT